CAATCCAGTGGAAGATACCGCCGTGGACGAGTTGCCTATCTGGAGGAAATATATGGAGAATTGCTTTGAGCAGCAAGAGTACATATCGGAAAAGGGTATACAAACATTGCCGCTTGTTGTGGATGCGGGAAATATGTGTCGTTGCATAGGTGTGCTGTGTCTGGAACGCAGGGAAGGTACGGAGCAGGAGACCGACCATTTGCTTTTGGAACTGATAGCCCGTTATGTCTCCATTGTAATCTTCAATGCAGTGGTTAAGTTGGCTACGAAATACCGGGACATCGAAGTGGCTCAAGATGAAGCCCGGCGAGCTTCCTGGGAAGACAGTTTGCTGCATGTACAGAACATGGTGCTGGATAATTGTCTTTCGACCATCAAGCATGAAACGATTTATTATCCGAACAAGATAAAGCAGCTGATAGGGAAACTGCGGTCCGGCAAACAGACAGAAGCGGAGGAGCGGGAAACGGTGGTTGCCATCAGCGAATTGATAGAGTATTACAAAGGTATCTTTACGACACTCAGTTCATGCGCTTCCCGCCAGTTGGAAGAGGTGACTTTCAGGCGTGCGACAATATCTGTGCCGGAACTTATGGCTACTGCCGGGAAATATTTCCGCAAAGTGTATAAGGGAAACAAGGCGCATATTGATTTTAAGATACAACTGTTGGAAGGACGGATTACCGGTGACTGGAACCAGTTGCGTTTCCTGCTTGAAAACCTGATAGACGAGGCTTGCTCCGTAACTCTGGATGGAGCTGTCTGTCTGTCGGCCCGGGAAGATGGGGAATTTATACGTTTTCTGTTTACAGATATGCGCAGGGAAAAGACCCGTGAAGAATTGAACCAATTGTTCTATCCCGACTTGTCCCGCATGACGGCCGGTGAGAAAGGAGAACTGTATGGTACGGAATATCTGGTGTGCAAGCAGATTATCCGCGACCATGACGAGTTTGCCGGACGCCGGGGATGCCGTATCAATGCCGAACCGGGAAAGGAAGGAGGTTTTACAATATATTTTACGCTACCGAAAAAATGAAATATGGAAGACAAAAAATTTAAAGTAATCATCGTTGAAGATGTCAAGTTGGAGCTGAAAGGGACGGAAGAGATTTTCCGCCATGAAATTCCCAATGCGGAGGTAATAGGTACTGCTATGACTGAGCAGGAGTTCTGGACATTGATTGAAGCCGGCGTGCCGGATCTTGTTCTGCTGGACTTGGGACTGGGAGGTTCGACCACAATCGGGGTGGACATCTGCCGGAATATCTTCAAGCGTTATCCGGGAGTACATGTGCTGATATTCACGGGAGAAATATTGAATGAGAAGTTATGGGTGGACGTACTTGAGGCCGGTGCCGACGGCATTATCCTGAAAACCGGAGAGTTGCTGACCAAAACCGATGTGCAGGCAGTGATGGACGGCAAGAAGCTGGTCTTTAACTATCCGATACTGGAGAAGATAGTGGAACGCTTCAAGAAATCTGTCCTGAATGATGCAAAACGTCAGGAAGCAATCATAAGCTATGATATTGATGAGTATGACGAGCGTTTCCTCCGTCATTTGGCACTGGGCTATACCAAAGAAATGATTGCCAATCTTAGGGGAATGCCTTTTGGAGTCAAGTCGCTGGAGAAACGGCAGAATGACTTGGTCGGCCGTCTTTTCCCGCCTAGTGAACGGGTGGGGGTGAATGCCACTCGTCTGGTGGTGCGTGCATTGGAACTTCGAATCTTGAATATAGACAATCTGGAAGCCGACGATGAGTAAACTCCGAATGCCACATCCCGCTACGATGTTCTTCCTGCTGACGCTGGCAGTCATCCTCCTTTCATGGATATTCGATGTCTATGGCCTGAGCGTGCTGCAACCGCAGACTGGAGAAGAAATACGGGTGCAGAGCCTGCTGAGTCCGGAGGGCATACGCTGGCTGCTGCGCCATGTCATAACCAATTTTACGGGATTCACTCCGTTAGGGCTGGTGATTGTGGCTATGTTCGGAATAGGGGTGGCACAGCATTCGGGTTTCATCGATGCATGTATTCGCAGGGGGGTACGACGTCCACGTGATCCTTGGCGCATTATTCTGCTGGTTATTGTCTTAGGACTGTTGTCCAATATAGTGGGAGATGCAGGATATATCATTCTGTTGCCGATAGCTGCAACTTTGTTCCAGTCTGTCGGTCTGCACCCCATTGGAGGTATAATTACAGCTTATGTTTCAGTCTCTTGTGGCTATAGCGCTAATGTGTTTTTGAGTACATTAGACCCCATGATTGCCTCTGTAACGCAAGAAGCGGCTGATAGGATGAATATTGCTCCGGGGCAGACTGGACCGCTGTGCAATTATTATTTTCTCTTTGTTTCCACGTTCCTGCTTGCATTCATCATTTATCATATTACCCGCAGGAGCTTGTTGCCACGTTTGGGAGAGTACGCAGGGGATATTCATTTTAATGGTTACAAGCAATTGTCACGCAAGGAACGGAGAGCTATGTTGGGAGCTGTATTTGCAGGCTTGCTGTATATTGCCATTATTCTGTGGGCTACATTCTCTTCATGGGGGATATTGCGGAGTGTCAATGGTGGGCTGATTCGTTCTCCGTTTATAGTTGGTATTCTGTTTTTGCTTTCGTTTGGAATAGGTTTGATGGGGATGGTCTATGGTTTTGCCTCCGGCCGATACCGTACGGACGGTGATGTGATAGAAGGACTTACGCAGCCGATGAAACTGCTGGGCGTTTATTTTGTGATAGCTTTCTTTGCCTCACAGATGTTTGCTTGTTTTGAATATTCCCACTTGGACAAGTGCATTGCCATTTTAGGCGCTAATCTGCTGTCCTCCGCTTCTTTGAGTAGTTTATGGATATTGATTCTCTTCATTCTTTTTACGGCGCTGGTCAATCTCTTTATGGTATCTGCCACAGCAAAATGGGCTTTTATGTCTTTCATTTTTGTTCCGGTATTGGCAAGTATGGGCATTTCGCCGGATATGACCCAATGTGCGTTCCGTATAGGTGACAGTGCAACAAATGCCATAACACCTTTTATGTTCTACATGCCACTTGTCTTGACCTATATGCAGCAATATGATAGGCAATCCACTTATGGTTCACTACTGAAGTATACTTGGAGATATTCTTTAGTCATTCTATTGGCATGGACTGCCTTATTTGTACTTTGGTACATCAGCGGTTTGCCATTAGGACTGTAATATCATAACCGATGAACAGCCCGTTTTCGATAACCCCGGTAATGGCTTTCAGTTTCTGTTCCAAATCAGGAACAATGTTGCTGAGATGAATGTCAAGAATGAAATTACCGTTTTCGGTAAATACCGGACCGTCTTTTCTTTCTGCAAGATGTAGGCTGATTTTTGAAGCTCCCAATAAGCGTATCTCGTTTTCCACATGGGAGAGAGCATGTGGAAATACTTCTACCGGTATGGGGTATTTGCTCCCCAGTTTGCTGACAAGCTTGCTCTCATCGACAATGATGTAAGTCTTACCACTGCTTTTAATTAGGAGCTTCTCCTTAAACATGGCTCCACCACGTCCTTTGATGAGGTTATTATGCGGATCCACTTCGTCTGCACCGTCGAATGTCCAATCCGGACGCTTATTCCACAGAGTAGTTTGCGGCAGGCCAAGCTGTATACATGTCATCGAAATTTCGGCAGATGCCGGAATGATTTCTATATGCAAAGATTCTTGTTTAACTCGTTGAGCTAATGCAAACAAAGTGAGATAAACGGTAGAGCCGGAGCCTGCTCCTATGACATCACCGTCTTTGGCCAGTCCGGCAATCTCCTGGGCTACCAATTCCTTACTCGCCTTATTGCTGATTTTATTTGACCATTGCAATTCTTGTATCAACTGATTTTCCCATTCCATCTCTTTAAAATTTAGTTGTTATTACTCTTTCATTCATTTTCGGGTCAATGCTACTTTTCCTACTTGAATATTCCTCCATATTTTTACTTTTTATAATTAGTAACATTGATAATTTGCAAAATGTTTTAATACATCTGTATATAAATACCGTGTATCTTATTTGTAAAGGTAACTAATCATTACTTTTTATGTAGCAAATGAGCCTTTTATACATAGGTAACGAAAAAAGGTGATACAAAAATTTGCAATATTCGTAAAAAAGCGTACCTTTGCACCGCAATTAAGGCTGGTTCCGTAGCTCAGCTGGATAGAGCAACGCCCTTCTAAGGCGTGGGTCTTGCGTTCGAATCGCAACGGAATCACAAGGAAAAATGCTAATAGGTTCATTGACAACTTGTTAGCATTTTCTTTTTATGCTATCTGCACAACATTTGCACAACTTGCGAATAGGGAAAGAAAAAGCCGGGGAATAATTCCGGCTATATTGTTGTTTTAACCCCACCGCTGATTTTGGGAGTTGGGTCGTATTCTGCTTTTTGTCTTCGTTTCTCGTCCTCGTCTTTAAGGTACTTGTTCCTTATCTCTTTGATGTCATTCGTCATTCCCCATACCTTGAAGAAGAGGATGATTTGCAGTACTCCGAATATTAGGAGTATGATGGTTAGAAAGTCAACCATAATCAGTCTATTTTATAAATCATTAATAAATGTTTCTGCCGCATTTTTTTCTGATAGGGTAAATTTTTGATATTCATTAATTGCTTGCTCAATAAACCCTTTATTTTTTAATACCCTCAATTTATTAAGAAGCCTCTCAAAAGCATCTTTGTCTATCTGGTCTATTTTCTTATAAGTATCAACTACAAACTCAATAGCATCTGTATCGTTCAATCCGGTTTCATCCATGTAATATTTGCAAGCTTCAGGTATTCTGTTTAACCGAATAAACTTTGCGATTATACTTTCCATAGAATCGTCAGTATTATATGGAATATTATTGTAGTCTGATGCTTGTATTTGAAGATGTGTAGTTTCTTTTATGGTATCTTCAGAACATGGGCATCTGTTTTCTAATTCCTTCTTTGCTATGATTAGCTTTTCTTCAAGAACTTTCTTAGTATAAGCTTCTTGTTCTTCTTGCTCTCTTAACTTTTTTGCTTCGTATTCTTTAGTTTCTTTGACTACTGTAACCTCTGCCGAAATTGCGCTATTATACTTTTCTATAATCCTTGCTTTTTCATAATTGTATTCTTCTTCTGATAGAAATCCTTTTTTCCAATAGTCATGAATGTCACTGAGAGCTTTGTACATGAAGTATCTATCTTCAAAGTTATTTTCTATCATAACAGCAGTTCCAGATGCAGATACCATAAACATGGATTTTCCTCCACCGGAAACTTCGTCAAAGTCTATATGTAATCCAACAATAGCATCAGCCTGAAAAGATTTGGCTTTTGCTTTTAATTCAGCCATTACTTCCTTGTATATGGTGTTTAGCTTGTTTTGATAGGTATTAGAGCGTCCGCCAAAAACATCTGTTAGTGATGCTGCAAAATCAGAGAAAAAATTTGCTCCAATAACTATATTCGCATTTACTACACCTAAGTATCGTTTTATTGAATAATTTTCTATATTATTAGTAGTTGTGATTATCATAATCTTAGATATTTAGTTTGTTCTTTAATTCGTTGAACACATCGGGATTTTCAAGTTCTCCCCAGTAGTATTTCTTATAACTGTCTCGGTCAAAACTCTGTTTCTTCTCATAAACGATTAAGCATTGTTTATCACAGAGGACTATTACAGTAGATTCAAGGAGGCAAGCGTATGAGCGAGCTTGCAAAAATGCTTCTTCTATTTCTTGATTGTTCTTCATGTAGAATTTTGCCTCAATTAAGACCTTTGCTTTTTCTTCGTCTGGCTTGTTGTCGTAATGCAGAGCGTAGTCGGGAAATATTCGGTGCCCACGTCCTGCATGTATTGGCAATTGGCGAATGAAGTCTTTGTTCTCATACCATCCCATTGAATTGAGCAATGGTTCCAGCAATTGTTTCTCCACATCCCTTTCGCACTCTATATTCACTCCTTCCGGCATAGTGGGAGCGTATAATTGTGGCAATGTATCGCTATCAAACCCTTTTCCCTTTATCATCCGTAAAAGTTCCAAATAGTCTTTCCCGGTCGATTGCCATCCGTTCACTCCTTGAAAGTTCTTCCTGACAAGCGAATGATTGGAAAAGTATTCATCGGTTTTCAACTCATTTAATGTGATGTGTGGTATGCTTATCCTATTTCCGATATAGATGCACCCATAATATCGAAATAGTGGGTCTATCACACCATCAGTAAGTGATGTTTCTATACAGGTAATCGCACTGACTGGAGATGTCTCGTAATGGATGAGAATATCCCCTCTCTTTGTTTCAGGGCTTGACTGCCAAAATTTTGATTCTAACAATCTGTCTTCTTCATATAATAATCCTCCAATAAACCAAACTTGTGAGGGCTTAGGAATCTCAGTATTTTCATTTACAATATTATTGGGAGCAAAATCATACAAAAAAGCCCATAGCTCTTCGGGGGATAATTTGTTTTCTTTCCTAAATTGATAAAATGCTTCACAAAGTTCACAATAATACATGCACCTTCCTTTGTAATCCGTTCTTTTTGGCATATCAGGTAGGTCTATGTTAAAGAAGTCTGCTATTTTATTCAACTCGAATATCCGACAAAGAAACAGGTATGGAAAGAAGTATTCGGGGGCGAACTTTGATAAGACATAGGACACCGGTTGAATGATTCCAAGCATATTCTTAAAATCATTAGCAGGAATCCATTGCTGCTCTTCTATCCTTATGCCTAACGTGATAAGCGAAGTGTACAATAATTTTGCTTCATTTAATGAAGTTGGTTGCTCACAATCTGATACGCCATAGCAATATATACTTTCCAGCCAATCGTTGTATAAACCATTCGGGATGAAATTGGCGTGCGGACAATAACCTTTGAACAAGTCATACCCTTCCGCTTTGGAAAAGTATTTTATCTTTTCTTTTCCTGCTGGAGTTTGCTTGTACAGATTCCAAGTGTACCAATTGAATTTCATACTTACCACCCTTTATCTGTTAATATCTTAACAACCTTCCAAACTGACGCAATCATGTTTTTAGGGAGTTCCTCGTCTGGAACGCTGGAATTGTGAGAAATACACCAAACGTATTCTTTGGGATTTTCATCATACCTTGTCACTTCTTTTGTAATTCTTCTACCATCAGTTAGTTCTATTACAAAAATGTTTCCATAGCCGAAATACTCTTTCCAGTTTTTTACCTCTCGAATTTGCATAAGGCTTCCGGGTGGAATAGTTGGAATCATGCTATCCCCTGATTGATACACCGCTATATCATCCTTTTTTGCGTTAACAAAAGGGATGTACCCTTCTACATATTGTGGCTCGCTTACTATATCGTTATTTGAGTGCATTCCCCCAACGCTGTCTATATGCACTACTGGAACGAGTTTGTATGTCGCATTAGAAGGCACTTCTGCTTGCTTATCGAGAATATCACCTTTTTTTATATCTCCTTGTGTGTGCATGTTCCCATTGCCTCCAACTAACCATCCTTTATCTACATCTGGGAAAGCTGATAAAATTTTTTCTATTACAGCATCTCCTATACCATCTTTTCGACCGAACCAATTAGATACAGTATTTGGCTTTTCTCTAACCGCATCCGCAAATTTCTTGTTACTACCTCTTTCGTCTCCAAAATAGTAAGATTTTATTTTTAATATTCTTTCTCCAATAGTATTCATATTCACAATTATTGTGTATGTTTGCAATGAAAATCAAGTTGCGGATGATTTCGACTAATTTGTTTAACTGCTCCCGTTAAGGGACTATATAGGCGACTTAACTTCAAACCGCAACTTTGGAGTCGGTCGCTTTAGCTTTCAGATATGAATATAATTAAATTCCTTATCAGAGCTATTTCTATGAGAAAAAAGTATTTCAAAGAAATAAAAGACCCTTTTGAAGAATCAAACAACCTCATTGACAACGCAAAAGAATCATACTTCAAGATTATGGAGGAAGATGAGCGCGTTATCAGAGAAAGAACCAATTCTTCCGAATCTAATCTTTAGTTTATTTTTGAATGTATTGTCAAACAATTCATTTCCATATTTTGATTCAAATCCTTTCAACTGGTTAATAATATAATCTATATCTTCTTTATTTTTAGTCTTTTCTGTGGTGTCAATCATCATGTAAATAGATTGCCTTATATCTGCTATATTGTTTAATTCGACAGCCATGTGAAGTAATCTCATTTCTATGTACATCATAGTTTTTGCTGTATGAATTACATGATGGTCGCTTATATCCTGCAATTTTTCTTCTATCTCATTTTTTAGGTCGTTTTTTAACCCAAAAATGTTATACCCAACCATCACTGCTAATGAGCCTACAACGAAAGAAAGAAAAGCAATCATAGAATCGAATAGAGTCCATGTCACAGGTTCGTATTTGCATAACCATAGTAATATAGCAATAGTACTCAATACAAGTGCTATCCACGATACATAGTTTATATTTTCTTTCTTCATATTAATAATGTATAGCTGCGCGAATAGTTAAACAATGTTTTTATACATAGAATTTGTGATTATACTGTTTGATATTCACAAATCTTGTGTATCTTTGCATCATCATTCAATCACGTAGCAAAGATAAACTAAATGATTGATGATACAAATAGTATAAACATATTAAATCACACGATTATGAGCACGAAGAGTTTTTTACATGAAGTTATGAGCCTTGCATGGCAGTTCGTTCGCAAGAACGGTTTCACGATGTCAGAAGCATTAAAGTGCGCTTGGGCTAACATGAAATTGAAATTGCAGATGAAAAGCAAGATTGTGAAATTCTACTTTCAAAAGGTGGACGGTTCTGTGAGAGAAGCCTACGGTACACTAAATGAAAAGTTGATGCCTGCCATTGCTGGTACTGACAACAGAAAGAAGAACGACACCGTTCAAACTTACTATGATACTGAACGCCAAGAGTTCAGATGCTTTAAGAAAGCTAACCTTTTAAAAATCGCCTGATATGAGACAGTTTAGAGTATGTGACAGTATAGAAGCCTACGGGCTTGAAAAGGCTTTGGATAAGGCTTGTATAGACCTTGATAGAGTTGATAAGATGTCTGACACAGAGGCTTGTGCTTTCTGTAATACCGATACCAAAGAAGAGGCCTTAGAGGTTATTCAAGAAGAGATTGATTACATAGAGTTTCAACTTGATAGAATGGCAGTATGATAGAGGCATTGATAGTATTAGGCTGCTTGTATGCAAGCTACAGGCTTTTCAGAAAGCCGGGCGAGAAGTTCTTTTACGATGATTAATCACACGATTATACCACGCACGACAGCCCTATTGACAGCTAAAGACTGGCATCCGATAGCGAGAATCGGGTAGGGTACTATTGATTGGTTCTTTGATAAGTCTGTGAAAGCAATTACGGTGTAATTCATAAGCCGTTTTTGCCAACCAAAGATAACGAACGCACATAAGCAAGTTGGGGCTTGCGAGCTGTGCAATGTTTAACAATTAATAGATGTGTAACCATAGTCTTTGAGGTGTAAGTAATGACGGATTAGGCGGCCGACACGCACATCGACAATATAGCCCTATTGACAGCTAAAGACTGGCATCCGATAGCGAGAATCGGGTAGGGTACACAACCGCAGCAAAGGTTAGTGCTACTATCGTACTAAAAGCCACGGGCAAAGCGAAGTGCGCACCGCTTTACCTCATCCTTGTACGGGCGGTAAAATTTAAAATCACACGATTATGGGAAAAAGTATGTATAAATCACGTATGCCATATATAGGTATGCCGGTTAAGTGTAAACATCCCGGATGGGAAAGCAAGATTGGGGCGATTTGCGCCATCAATGGGGATAAAGTAATGGTAGAGTTCGGAAAGCACGATTTTGTAGAATTCTATAGTGATGAACTGGTTGCAATGACGATGTTATGAAGATAATTATGTTCTCTTTTTCGTTGCTTGTACTGCTTTGTATGACAATGATATTATGTAATTCCATAATAAAGGATGGCCCTTTGTACATGACGGGAATCGTGTTGACATCTGCAATGTTTATTTTGTCTGTTATACTTGCAGTGATAACCGGCATGGAGTTACATGAAAAGTGTTAGTATAAACTGTTTTGTCGTGTTTTATTTTGTGTTTGTACTGGGTGTGCCGTCTGTGAAGATAGCGCACCTTTCTTATTGGGGCGTTCGGTGTAATGGTTAACACACCTCATTGGAGGAGACTGGCGGTTCGAGTCCGTCAACGCCCACCAATCATTCTAATATAACATTTATGGAAAAGGTAGAAAGTAAAGAGAAAATGAGAAACATGAAGAGAGGAGCCACGATAGAGCTGCCTATATCTTCACTTGAGACAATCCGCAACAACGTATCACTTCTAAATGCCAAGCATCTTCTTGAGGGTAAAAAATGGGCTTCAAAGTCTTATCCGAAAAAAGGTATTGTCGTTGTAAAAAGGGAGTCATAGTCATCTAACTCACACGATTATGGAACGGGTATTCACAGAACTCACCCCTGAATGCGAGATTACAGCACGGATGTATGCACAAGGGTATGAGAAAAAGGAAATCGCCAATTTCAAATGCCGGGCGGTTAGCACGATTAATAACCAATTGCAAAAGGCTTTTGAAATATTGCATGTACGGAATGGGAGAGAACTTGCAACAATGCTTTATGAACGGATAGCCGGTGTGAGGCTCACGATGGATTTTTCGCCTATAGTCCGTGTGTCCGTCGCATGTTGCTTACTGTGTATATTTTCTTTGTCACTTTACCACGAACAAGGTGATATGAGAAGGTTACGAAGATTTAGAATTGAACATATAGAAAGGGTAAGAGAATGAACATGGAGGATATTTTAAATAGTGGTGCCAATGTTACTTTGACAATAAAGTCCACTGATTTGAAAGAGTTCGCAGAACATCTTGTAAAAAAGACTGTGAGAAGTATTAGAGACTCTTTCATCAGACCGGAAGAGGACTACTTGACCATTAAAGAGGCAAGTCAGATTCTACATACCGATAAGTCAACCTTATGGAGATGGCATAAAATTGGATATTTGTGCAGGTTGGAAATAGGAGGTAAGAGATTGTACCGAAAAAGTGATGTAGATGCTATTCTACAGAAAGAGAATAATTAACCCTTTAAATTTTACGATTATGAGTCTTATCAAAAAATCAAATGAATTAGTAATCCCTACCACAGTGAAAATGATGATTTACGGCCAGGCTGGTATGGGAAAATCAACAGTGGCATTGAGCGCACCGAAACCGTTATTATTGGATTTCGATAATGGCGTTAAGCGTATGAATATGGCGCATTTGGAAAACATAGATACCGTACAGGTCACTTCATGGAGTGATGTTCAACAGGTCTTGCAGGAGGATTTGTCTGCTTATCAGACCATTGTAGTTGATACTATCGGTAAGATGATGGATTTCATCATTACTTATAAATGTGGCAGCCGCCAACCGTCTATCAGGGATTGGAGTGGTATCAATGCGGAGTTTTCATGGATGACACGAACACTTTCGGGGCTTAACAAGCACATCATTTTCGTTGCCCATCGCGACACACGGAAAGAAGGTGATGATACTGTGTTTATCCCTGCCTTGCGTGAAAAGTCCTACAACTCCATCGTTACCGAACTGGATTTGCTCGGCTATCTTGAAATGAAAAGCGAAAGAGGTGTTCAAAGACGCACTATAACTTTTGACCCGACTTCAAGAAATGACGGTAAGAATACATGCAATCTTCCTTCAGTGATGGAAGTTCCTACCATCCTTGACAAGAATGGTAATCCAACCGCAAAGAACGACTTTATCACCGCCAAGATAATCAATTCGTATTTGGGTATGCTTGCTGCCAAGAAGGAAGCGCAGGAAAAGTATGACAAGGTGATAGAAGAAATAAAAGAAAGCATTGAATTTATCACCGATGCCAACTCCGCTAATGAGTTCGCTTCACATATCAATGAGTTTGAACACGTTGGTAGTTCTTTGATGATGGCGAGAAATTTGTTTGCTGCAAAGGTAAAGGCTTTGGGACTGGTATTCAATAAGGAAACTAAAATCTACTCAGATGCAGCCTAACTATCGTATATATGCAACATTGTTGGATTCTTACTTCAATTACCTTAATAGCGATGTCATATATGAGCGTTATTATGGGTGGAGTGAGAATCCACCATATACGGAAGAAGAGTTTCGGCAGAAGCAGTTTCAAGAACTGATAGACCGGATTAACCGCAGGCCATTCGACAGCGAAGCGGCAGACAAGGGAACAGCCTTTAATGAGGTTATTGACTGTATGGTTGAAAATCGGAAATCCGAAACGGTGCAGGTTGAAAAGATATATAAGGTAATACGCGAAGGAGCTTGTGACGAAACAGGTAAACCTTTGTATTACGATGAGGTTCAGACCTATGAGGTTATAGGTTTGAAAGCTACCTATAATAATCGTGTTTTTACTTTCCCAATCTCACTTTGCCGAGAGTTTGCCGGTTACTTCAAAGGAGCATTAACCCAACAAAGAGTAGAAGCGATTCTTCCAACCGCATACGGCAATGTTTTGGTTTATGGGGTAATTGACGAGCTGATGTCAGCCAGCGTCCACGACATCAAAACAACCGGTAGTTATACCGTGGGAAAGTTCAAAGATCACCACCAGCATTTAGTATATCCATACGCTTTAATGCAGAACGGCTCAGATGTGAGGACTTTCGAGTACAACATCGTAGAGTTCAACAAAGGCGGTTATGTGGTAGATACCTATACAGAAACATACGTTTTCAACCCCGAACGTGATATACCTATCCTCACTAACCATTGTGAGGAATTTATCCGGTTCCTGGAGGAAAACAGGGAATTAATTACCGATCGTAAAATATTTGGAGGAGAAAATTAATGGCAAACCAAATAACCGGACGGATAATCGAAATCGGACAAACCGTTCAAATACCATCCAAAAGCGGTGGTTCCTCATTTATAAAACGGGAGTTTATTTTAGATGCTACCACTTACGACCCTTATACGGGAGAGCGTAGCGAGTATGAGAACATTATTCCCTTAGAGTTTTCGGGTGACAAGTGTACAGAACTTGACCGCTTTAATCAGGGTGATGTTGTTACTGTATCATTTGTCTTACAAGGGCGTTCTTGGACGAATCAAGACAGAGAATTCAAACGTATGGTATCCATTCGATGCTATAAAATAGAAGCGCGTGGCGGTGTATCGCAATCCCCACAAGCTACACTGGCACAGCAACCAGTCCAACAGCCAGCGCCACAGTCGACCTATCAGCAACAGCCGCAGAATTTCCCACCTCCGGTTGATGCTAATGGCAATGTAAAGGACGATTTGCCTTTTTAGCGTATGCTGTTCGACTTGAAGAATGAATATCAAATACCCAAGTTCAAGGAGTATGTAAACAAGCTGTTTAGTGAACGTGCGGTGGTGGAAGTGAAAAAGAAACTACCTAACCGCACGCTTGCCCAAAACAGCTACTTGCATCTTCTTTTAGGGTATTTCGGTAGTGAATACGGTTGCAGTCTCGACGAAGCCAAGATTGACTTCTATAAGAGGACTTGCAACCGTGATTTGTTTGAACGTAAGACGGTCAACAAGAAAGGCAATGAAGTAACCTATTTGCGCAGTTCTGCCGAGCTGACAACAGGTGAAATGACTTTGAGTATTGACCGTTTCCGTAATTGGAGTGCATCAGTGGCAGGTATCTATCTGCCGGCTGCGAATGAACATCAAATGCTGATATACGCCCAGCAGGAAATACAAAGAAATCAAGAATTTATTTAGTTATGATAGAAACAAGAAAAACAGAAATCAGGTATGTGACATCTGACCCGAAAAAGATGCTCAACATGTACCTTGCAAAACGTGTCCTCAAAACATGGGAGGAATCTTTCATTGATGAAGATACAGGTGAAACAGTAACCATCGAACGGAATGAAATTCTTTTTGACCGTGGCACGCTGATAGACCAAGACACTTTGGCGAAAATTCGTTTCAGTATGGAAGCTGACGGCATTAAGGAAGTGGAAGTCAGCAACCAGAACCGCTTGGCATTCGAGAACGAGAACAAATTCTTATATCCCTATCTTGCACAGGCACAAATAGGGGACAAGAAACATAAGTTCCTGCTGTATGCCACCGGATTGGAAAATTCTTGTAGTATCTTGAAAGATTACATCGAACTAAACTATATGTTCGGATTCACCTTGACAATGGTCAAGGAGTTCGATTCTTGCGTGATTCTTACTGACAATTTGAAAGAACGCAAGGTAGATGATGCCACCCTCGAAGAATTAAAAGATACATTCCTTTTAAACGATTCTGTAACGGAAGAAGATGAAGAAGAGGGAGATTCCAAGCCCAATGAAAAGAAATTCTATCAGATTGAGACGAAAATCACATTCACGGATGGGGAGAATGAAGACGAGAGAGTTCAGACTTTTGTCGTGAACACCTTCAACGTTGACAGAGCAATGATGCTTATTACCCACTATCTCAAAAACAAAGAGGAAGAATGTGAGAAACAAGCCAAAGAAAAGGGACATGAGTTCAGAAAGAGGGAAATCCATACAGCCATTGAATCTGCTAAACCTATCCCGGTCGGGCGTTTTATTCCGAAAGAGTTTTCAATGGCTTATATGGAATAACTTTGTTAACCTGCCTGCTCGGTCTGTGAAGATATGGCAGGCGAACATGGAGAAGTGACGGAATTGGTAGACGTTAATCAAGATGTGAGGTGCAAAATTCCAGGATAACCGTTAATAACCAAGCCGGCAACCTGCGAGACATCTTAGGTAGAATGATTTAAAATCATATAACCGCAAAAACACCACTCGTCCCGGTTCGAGCCCGGGCTCTCCACATAAATGTGAGCCACACATAAATGGCAAGGGTTAGTAAATAATGGTTGTGCCCCGGAGAATACGCTTCGGGGCTTTTAATGGAAAATTATGGATGAATTATTAACTGGTAAGATTTGCCCTTATTGCGGTAGGTCTACTGAATACGTGGATAGTTCTGTAATCTACGGACGCTCCTACGGTATGATTTACCTCTGCCGAGATTGTAGGGCTTATGTCGGAGTACACAAGGGTACAGACCAGGCGTTAGGGCGTTTGGCAAACGCGGAACTAAGGGAAGCCAAGAAAGAAGCCCACTTCTACTTCGACCAGGTAGCTAAGACCAATCTTATCAATAAAATTTGGAAGAAACATATCCCCAACACTTCAAACAGAAACAAAGCCTACCTGTGGCTATCCAATCAACTGGGCATACCACGTGAGCTTTGCCATATCGGAATGTTTGATGTGGAGGATTGTAAACAAGTTGTTGAACTGTGTAAACCAATAATAGAAAACTATGGAAAATAAAGCAGTAGCATTTATAAAATCAAACGAATGGTTTAAGTCCACTATGGTAGAGCATGGAACGCATAACGGATATGTGGCTGTTCCCTCTGCGAACAAATATCATGGAATGTCTTATTTTGATATTGATGATATAAGTGTACATGGAGGTATCACATTTTCAGAACCGGCAATAAGCGGTGAAGAATCTATCGGAAGCAAAAGGAAAATTAATTCCAAGTATGTCGGAAAAAGAAATCCCATATTGGATGATGTGGAATTCATTACCGATAATACGGAAATAGGTGATGACTGGTGGATATTCGGGTTTGACACATTCCATTATGGAGACAATGAATATGACTGGGACAAACAAGCCGTCGTTCAAGAGACAAGGTACTTGATGAAACAATTGGACAAATAGACAATGCCGTACTACATAAAACGAAAGGCTAAGAAGAAAGACAAGCCTTTACCTCTGTTTGATAAAGCAGGGATAACAGTAAAGAAGAAGCCGGATTTGAAAGCTAAGCTCGACAAAGAGTTTTCCCTTTTCATCCGGCTTCGTGATTGTATGCCAAACGGTTCCTTCCGATGTATATCATGTGGACAGATAAAGCCGTTTACACAAGCGGACTGCGGGCACTATTTCAGTCGTACACATTTGGCAACACGGTTTGATGAGAATAATTGCCATGCCGAATGCCGGCACTGCAACAGGTTCAAAGCCGACCATTTGGAAGGCTATCGGGTGAATCTAATTGCTAAAATCGGTCAACAGAAATTTGACTTGCTGAAAGTGAAAGCTGCCGGCACTTCCAAAATGACTGATTTTGAGTACGAACAGCTAATCAAGTATTACAAAACACTTAATAAAAAGTTACGAAAGGAGAAAGGGCTATGAGTTATGTATTACGAGATTACCAACAGAAAGCCTCTGATGCTGCCGTTTCTTTCTTCAATAACAAGGCGAAGAAAACAAATGCTATTATGGTGTTACCTACGGGCAGCGGAAAGTCGCTTATCATAGCGGATATAGCTGCAAGGCTTGACGGTCATACCTTGGTGTTCCAGCCCTCGAAGGAAATACTCGAACAGAATTTCAAGAAACTCTGTTCATACGGTATTCTTGATTGCAGTATCTATTCAGCATCCTTTAACTCAAAGGAGATAAGCCGGATAACATTTGCCACCATTGGCAGTGTAAAGAATCATCCCGAACTGTTTACCCACTTCAAGAACATCATTGTGGATGAATGTCATCTTGTAAACCCCAAAGAGGGAATGTACAAGGATTTTTTTGATGCAGTGAAGTGTAAGGTTCTTGGACTGACAGCTACACCGTATCGTTTAAGTTCCAGCCGTGACTTTGGTTCTATGCTGAAATTTATCACCCGGACAAAGCCTCATGTCTTTTCAGAGGTCATTTATCATGTACAGATATCAACCTTATTAGATATGGGCTACTTGGCGAAGTTGGATTACTATTCAATGAATCCTTCAGGGTGGAATGAACTTAACTTGAAAGTAAATACTACTGGTGCCGACTATACGGATAGGTCAGTTCAAAAAGAATATGAACGGATAGACTTCTACGGTTATCTCGTTCATATCGTCCAAAGGCTGATGAATCCCAAAGCCGGAGGAAAACGGAAAGGTATTTTGGTATTTACCCGTTTTCTGAAAGAAGCGGAGCAGCTTACCTGGTCTATACCCGGAGCCGCAATCGTTTCGGGTGACACCCCAAAAGGTGAGCGCGAAAGGATACTTGAAGCGTTCAAGGCTGGTGAAATTCCGGTAGTGGCGAATGTCGGGGTGTTAACCACCGGCTTTGACTATCCGGAACTTGATACGGTCGTTATGGCACGTCCTACAATGTCACTTGCCATGTGGTATCAGATAGTCGGTCGTGCCATCCGTCCGCATCCTTCCAAAGAATGTGGCTGGATTGTGGATTTATGCGGTAATATCAAACGTTTCGGTGAGGTAGCAAACCTGCGCTTACACGACAGTGGTAACGGTAAATGGGCGGTCTATTCTAATGGCAGACAATTAACCAACGTAAGATTTTAAATTATGGTAAAGAAAAATGAAAAGCAGGTAATCCGACCGGATACATGTGCAAAGTGTAAGAGAGGAAGATTCATTTCTGTCTCTAAGGATAATCCCAGAGTGGTTTATTGTAATCTTTTTAATAAACATTTTGTTGCGGATAGTAAAAGAAACTGTATTCATGCGTATTAATATCAAAACAATATGGCTGGTAGACCTACCAAACAAGGGATAGATTATTTCCCTATGGATGTCGGTTTCTTTTCAGATGTTAAGATAAGGAAGATTTCGAGAGCATGCGGTTCCCAGTCTGCTTCTATACTTATTTGCCTGCTGTGTAATATCTACAAAGATGAAGGGTATTACATTGTGTGGGATGAAGATTTGCCTTTTGTTATTGCTGACATAGTTGGGGTTTCCGAGGGCGCAGTAAAGGAAGTACTGATAAAAGCATTACAAGTCGGCTTTTTCGACAACACACTTTATGAGAAATATCATGTTCTAACCTCTTTTGGAATACAGAAACGATTTCTCCTTGCTACTTATAAACGAAAAGAAACAGAGCTAATTCCCGAATATATGATTAATGATGTCAATAATTCAATTAATGACGGAATTAATTCAATTAATGATGTCAATAATGAACAAAGTAAAGTAAAAGTAAAGAGAAAGAAAAGTATATCCCCCTCACCCCCTTTAAAAGGGGGAGGTAGGAAGAAAAGTGAACCTAAGGAAATTAATTCTAAAGCCCGCTTTCTTTTTGAGGAGTATTTCAGAAAGACTTTTTCTAATAGCTATTACTGGACTGCAAAAGATGCAGGTGCCATGTCTCAGTTATTGAATAAACTCAAATTTCAAAGGGAACAGAAACAGATGGATGTTTCGGATAATTCTTTGTTGTACGCCCTTCAGTATCTTCTTTCCTCAATTAAAGAGGGATGGATATTTGATAACTTCAGCGTAACTAATATCAATTCTAAGTTTAATGAAATTATATCTCAAGCGAGAAATGGAAGCAATCGGAAACCTGATACAAAACCAGACGAAAGTTCTGCCGGTATCAAATCAATTGTCTTCGGCAAACAGAGCTAACCATAAGCAATGGAGCAGGGAGCAGGCTGACATGTATTGGCGCAACCAACTCGTAGTTTCCATGAAATCCGTTTCCCCGGCCTTTACAGTTGATGACAGCAACCGCCAACTGCTGAAAGCCCTTTATCAATGGATATGGGGAATGCCGGGAATGCTTGATTTGGATAAAGGCTTGTTATTACATGGCCCTATCGGAGTTGGCAAGTCCACTTTGTTGAAAGGATTACAGAACTATGCAGCAAAAATTGCCCGTTATTGTATTGGCGGTGCGGATGCCGGATTGACCTTTCAGTTCACCAGTGCTGCCGAGATTGCCTTGCTGTTTGCCGAGAAAGGAATTGTCGGGTTAAACCAATACACAGACAGGTCATGTATGCACAATCTTGCCATTGACGAGGTGGGTCGGGAACCTATGGATGCCAAACACTTTGGTACGGGCATCAATGCCATTCAGACCGTCTTGCAACTGCGCTATGAGCAGAGATATTGTTTCTACACCCACATGACTACCAATCTGGACCCGGACAAGGAGTTTTCTCAACGGTATGGGGATTATATTGCCGACCGGGTGAAAGAGATGTTCAATGTAATTAAAATTGAAGGTGAAAGCCGAAGATAATGGCAAAGAAAAAAGATATACCACCTGCACCCGTCCGCTGCCGCCAATGCTCATACTCCAGAGATTTCGTAGATAACTCTTGTTTATGCAAGGCCAAGGACCATAGGGTGTGCGCGTGTGACCGGTACGGGAGGATATGTGACAAATTCAAGAAGAAATAATTTTATGGACATAGAAATTGAGAAGAAAATCGAATTATTGGAGTAGCAGCGTGACAACGCACTGCGCCTCCGATGCCCGTTGGTGGCAGAGAAGTACCAGCGAATGATTGATGAACTTGCAAGAAAAAGCAGAAACAATGAAAACAAAGAATTGAATCATGCCGATAAGTGAAGTGTACAATATGGATTGTATGGAATACATGAAGGATATTCCTGACAAGTTCTTTGATTTAGCTATAGTAGATCCTCCTTATGGAATAAATGCACCCAATATGACGATGGGAACCAACTTGAACCGTAAACATGGTGGCTACAATGGCGAAAGCGTTGCGCAACGGCTGAAAAAGGGAAGATTAAATCAAGGAGCGGGCAAGCTGAAGGATCGGGCTTTGAATACCATGCGATGCGATTGGGATTTTTCCCCACCTTCCGAAAAGTATTTTGACGAGCTGTTCAGAGTCAGTCGTAATCAAGTGATATGGGGAGGCAATTACTTCCCTCTTCCACCTACACGGGGAATATTGTGTTGGGACAAGATGCAACCGTGGGAGAATTTTTCGCAGTTCGAACTTGCATGGACTTCATTTGATTGTCCTGCAGCTATCATCCATCTATCCAATACCGGAGGAGCAAACAAGGAAGCCAAGATTCACCCCACACAGAAGCCGATAGCGCTTTATCATTGGGCCTTTAAGAAGTTTGTAAAGCCAGGAGATAAGATACTTGACACCCACTTGGGAAGCGGAAGCTCCCGCATAGTAGCTTATAAGATGGGCATTGATTTCTATGCTACGGAGATCGACAAGGAGTATTTCGAATCGCAGGAAAAGCGATTTCTTAGAGAATGCTTTGGCGAAATAAAAACAGAGAAAGGAACATTAGTACAAACAAATCTATTTTGAAATATAATGACTACCGATACGGCAACCAGGATAATCAGCAAGCATGAGAGCCTTGTAGTCCTATGCACTTACAACATACTATTCACAAATGACATTTGTTGCTGGCAGATAATCGAATGCCTGCAAGCGATGAAGCGTACCCCCTATTACAAGCATACATTCAAGAAGTTCCTGAATGACGCTGAAAAGGCAAGAAGGGCTTACGAGAAGACAATAAACAGCGTTATAGGTGCTGACAGAGGCGATTTTTTCGCAGATTGCAATGACAGGTATTTGGAAGAGGTTAACAAGCACGTTGAAATGCTCTACTGGCAGTTCAAGCAGGTTCTTGACAATATGGGGGGGGTGGAATATTCCTCAGAACTTGCGAGGTTTGAGCTGGCAAGAACGCTTTGCGAATATGCCTGCTTGCAATTCGATGAACGTATTGCGGCACTCAAAAAGAAAGATGCTGGATTCAAAGGATTCACATTGGAATATCTAAGGCTGACGAATGTATCAAGGCTGATGGATATGGCTTCGGAATGCCTTAAAATAGGGAAAACCGTTGATATGAATACGGAGAAATGCACTGCCGCATTTGATGTGCTTGTCAGGAAACTTTCTGATACTGAGAATATAGCGAATGCTATAAATGCTGATAATATATAAAATGACAAATATATGAAACAAATGAATATTCCTGCTTTTAAGTATTATCTCCGAATACATGGTTACCGTTTGCATTGGTTCGGTACAGGTACAAAGAGCAATCCTATTAAAGTTAAATCAAAAAGGAAATAAGTTATGAAACAGACAGTAGAAGAAGCAGCCAAACAAGGAGCTGAAGGATATAATATCGTCGGGCAGAATATTTATAAATCCGGATTTATTGCCGGTGCGAACTGGCGCATCAATAGCGTATGGCATAAGACTAAAGATGAAGTGCCACAAGCTCATGGAGAATACGAAA